ATGGTTGCGATGGGAATAGGCGCAATGCTCACGGTGCAGTAAATCTCAATCATGCGCCCGTAGAGAATGACCGTAATGAGGATCGCCATGATTTTGAGGCACAGACTGATCAGAAGCGTTTCTATCGACAGTCCGAGCAGTTCTCCGACGCCCATGTTCTCCATGCCGGTACGCATCTGCGCAATCGTCGCGTCAATGTCAATGCTCGTGTTGCCGTGGATTACTCCTGCTGCACCGGAAACTACGTTCTGCCCGATGTCGAATACTGCCATCACGATGTCAAACGTGTGTGTTACGAGATAGATCGCCACAGCCGCCTTGAAAAACCACTTGAAGAACATCCAAGTGTCCATGTCGTGAAGGTTGTTTTTCTCGGTGATCATGGAAATCAGCTCGTAGCACAAAACAAAGGTGATGATGATACCAGCGATGGGGACTATCACGTTTTCGGATAGTCCCCGGATCATCTGGTACACGCCGCCGTTCCAGCCGGACGGGGTTTGCCCGACCTCGGCGGCAATCGTTCCTACCTTCTCGTTGACATCGGTGAACATATTGGTCAGGTTGCTCTCGATCCATCCGATCAGCATATCCTTGAGAGCCTGTTCGATCTTTTCTAAAATGCTGCCCAATATTTCACCACCCTTCGGTTAAGCTGGGCTTGCCGTGGATTAGCCGAACAAACCGGAGAGCAGGGGGATGAGGGTCGTGCCGATCAGCACCACACCGCCGCCAGCCATGAGCTGCTTGATGCCCTGAGATTTAGCGCCGGGGTTGTCGTTGCCGTAGCCTTCCATGAGGTTGACAACTCCCCACACCGCAAGACCTGCGCCGAGGGCGATAACAAGCGTCTGGAGAACCGTAACTGCCTGATTGATAAATGCCATACTTGAATTTCCTCCTTAAATCGTTGGTGAATTGTGAAGGGTGAGTGCCTTTTCAAGCACCCGCCCCGATGGTTACTTCTGCGCGGCTGCCGGATTAACCGAACAGACCGGAGAGCAGAGGGATGAGGGTCGTGCCGATCAGCACCACACCACCGCCAGCCATGAGCTGCTTGATGCCCTGAGACTTGGCGCCGGGGTTGTCGTTGCCGTAGCCTTCCATGAGGTTGACAACACCCCACACTGCGAGACCTGCGCCGAGGGCGATAACGAGCGTCTGAAGAACCGTGACAGCCTGATTGATGAAAGCCATAGATTTTCCTCCTTGATTTGAAAAAGATTGGTTGTGTATTTTTGAAAATGGGCATAAAAAAAGAAGCCCCGTCGCTGTTCTGCTTTGGGAGCCATCAGGCTTTACCCACTGCGCAGTGCAGCGACGGGGCTTTAATCCGCTTCGACCTCGCCCATATCATAGAGGTCGAATGTGTCATCGGGCTTGACTACCAGCTTGTGCTGCCGGTACTTCTCGATGTCAAAGGCGTTCCGCTTGTTATAGTCGGAGAGCTGCCGGTACTTTGGATGCTTCGTAATGTCGTATTTGTTACTGAGAAAAGGTCTCACGCCTCGAAGCTGCAAAATACACTTGGCTCCGTCCATGACGGCGATCTCATCCTGAGACATCAGTTCCTTGCCGGTTTTCTGATAATTCAAGCCATAGGAGTTGTTGTTGGAACGGGTTTCTGAGGTGTTGTAAAGGTCGATTGTCTCCTTGCCCAGCACCTCGCTGATTTCCTTGAGCGTGGATTTCTCCTTGCCGCCGAGAAAAAGGGTGCAGTCACAGTTGCCCGTGATGGTGTCAGCCGCATCCTTGTAGATGGTCTTGAGCTGAGACTGGGACTGTAAGATGATTGACGCCGAGATTTCCCGGCTTCGGATGGTGGCGATGAGCTTATCAAACTTCGGGATTTGACCGATGTTGGCAAACTCATCGAGCAGACAGCGCACATGAACGGGAAGCCGTCCGTTGTAAACGTCATCTGCCTTGTCGCAGAGAAGGTTGAAGAGCTGGGAATACATGATCGCTACAACGAAATTGAAGGTGTCATCGGTATCGGAAATGATGACGAACAGTGCCGTCTTCCGGTCTCCGATGGTGTCCAGCTCCATCTCATCGTAGCTCATCAGCTCCCGCAGCTCTGCGATGTCGAAGGGCGCAAGCCTTGCACCGCAGGAAATTAAAATCGACTTTGCAGTCTTGCCAGCCGCCAGCTTGTATTTGCGGTATTGCTTAACCGCAAAGTGGTCAGGATCGCGGGCTTCCAGCTCATCGAACATGACATCCACTGGGTTCTTGAAGGTCTCATCGTCCTCTCTGGCTTCCGAGGCATTGATCATTTCGAGCAGGGTAGTAAAGTTTTTCTCGTGGTCGGGTGCCTCGTACCAGATGTAACCGATGAGGGCTGTGTAGTAGAGCTTCTCCGCCTTGACCCAAAAATCTTCGCCGGACTTATCGCCGTCCCCCTTGGTATTGAGAATGATGGTATTGACCAATTTGAGGATGTCCTTCTCACTGCGGATGTACGCGAACGGGTTGTAGTGCATGGATTTCCGGAAATTGATGGTGTTCAGCGACTTGATAACGTAGCCGCCCTTTTCAAGCATCTTGCCGCACTCCACCAGCACCGTACCCTTGGGCACCATTTCGTCAAGTAGGAATTTGAATAAATGCTTATTTTTTTCAAAATGACTGCGAACCCAGTATTTACGCTGGGTTGCGGACTTCCATATCTAACTCTGCCTTCATAATTTTCATTACTTTTTCCTGCATGGTCATGCTAGAGTTTTGATTAAAATAGTAATTAACCTGATAGCAGGTGTTCCCGATTTTCTTTTCATAGTCTGGATTTTTTTCTTCTGTAGTCTGAACTATATTTCTGTCTTCCATAAAATTTTTCTCCTTTCGCTGAATTGCCCGACAGAGAGAATGATTGTTTTGTCTCTGCCGGACGTATTCATTTAAAGCTGTAATTTGCAACTGGCAACAACATGGTTGAAACTTTCTTTCAAGTGTTTTTCACCACTCATTTTTCCAATTTATAACACTACTATTTTCTTTTTTGAAATATCTTGTTGCCACCTAGTAAAAATAGCTGTAAAGCCTTTAAAATCAGTAGTTTTCGGCGGATACAATAGTGGCAACAACCGATAACCAACCGGGTAAAAATCAGCCTTCCGGCTTCAAAAACTGTCCTCTTTCTCTGTCGGGCTAGTTAAAAGGAAGTGCCATCTGTTCGGCTTCGGAAAGGTCAATAAATCCCTCTCCTCCTTCGTTGTTGCCACCATCTGTATCTCCCCGAATCCAGCATCTCTGCTTCCCATATCCTTCCTTTGTAAAGCGATGATATCCGCCTCTCTTCCACCCGATAATCTGAGTATCCATGATCTGACAGATTTCATTTGTCTCAAATTTCTTCGGCTCTCCGTCATAATGGTTAAAGGCATTTTTCCAAAGCTGAATAGAGCAGACATAATTTCCGTCATAGCTGTCAAGCCACCCTTGAATCATTCCTGCCATTGTATCTTCCTGCATGAACTGTTTCCGATATTCATTGATATTAAATTCCATCTCACTGTCAAACCGCAGTAATTCCGATTTATTTTCAGCTGCATTAAGCAATACCATTGCTTCTGCCCACAGCTGGTCAAAATACTCTCTGGCTTCTGGCTCATCATCAAGAATGTGCTTCTCTGCTTTGCTGCTATCAATTTCAATCGGCAGAAATCTTCTTGCCCCAGTACGATCAAACGGAATGAACTGCCGGTTATTTGATGATCCAGCAAACACACATTGCCTTGGTCTGTCTTCCTCATATTTTTCATAAGGATTTCTGTGGGTTTCCTTCATTCTTGATAAGAAAGATTTTGTTTCTTCGATACTCTTTGCACTGATTGCAGCTGTCATCTCCGACATCTCCAAAATCCAGTGTCCCCGAAGTAATTCATAAGGTTTTTCCATATTCAGGTTTTTCAAGCTGTCTGAAAACCACTGATCGTCCAGTGCCAGAAAGCGGAAAAAAGTGGATTTTCCCGCCCCCTGCTGTCCTACCAGACATAACATTTCATCAAATTTACACCCTGGACAGTAGATACGGTTTAAGGCTCCCATCATAAAATGTTTCAGCATTTCATAAACCATATCCGAATCGTCCGCACCCATATACACTTTCAATACATTACGGATTCTTTCTTTCCCGTCCCATTCAAGAGTTTCTAAATATTCACAAATGGGGTGGTATTCTTTACTGTATGCTTCCAGATCCAATGCATCGTCCATAACACTTTCATTGAACAGACCATAATATTTTTCAAAGAAATACCGAAGTGCTTTTCTTCCTTTGTTCGTTAATACACATGGTTCTTTATTCCACCAGAGAACTTTTGTTACGTCAATTTTCTCTGTCAATCGGTTATATCGAAGACTACCTACTAACAGCGGATCTTTTCTTAATACGGTCACATAATTCTCCATTGAATTTTTGACTGTCCCTTTTTCCGTCATATTCAGGGTTTCTCTGATTTCCCGACAGTCCCCCGGGTTCACCATAAGAATCATTTTCTTTATCAAATCTTTTTCCTCTTTCATTGAAATATCTTTTACATTTTCGCTCAATATTCTCTATCTCCTCTCGCTTTTCTCTCACTATTGTTTCTTTGTCCGCAGGCTCTCCAAACAGCAAGGTATCCAGATAATAATTAACAATCACAAGTTCTCTCAGGGCAGTTGTAAATCTATCGTTCCATTCTTCTGTTCTTGTTTTGGGTCTGTACTTTTCTTTCCATTCCAGCAACATAATCCGATAATCCAGATAAGCTTTCAGGCATCTCATATATTCTTTTTCCCATTGTTCTTCTGGTGTCGGTTCTGGCTTTCTCACCAAAATGTTTCTTCTGCTTGGCAAGGAATCTCTTCCTCTGGCAGAGTAGTTAATTCCAAAATCATCTGCCAGTTTCATTGCCGCATCTCTTAATCCCAGTCCAAATAACTGTGCTGTAAAATCAATCGCATCTCCTGTGCAGCCACAGCCGAAGCAGTAATATCTTCGGTCTACTTTCATACTGGGCGATTTATCATTATGAAAAATACAGCGAATCAGCCCACTCCTGTTTGGCTTCAATCCATACATCTCCGCAGCCTGCCGGACGGTTACATTCTGTTTCACTTCATCAAATAATCCCAATTCATTTCCTCACTTTCTCAAATCTGCTTCCAAAATCTGGGAAGCAAGTTTTCAATAAAAACAAAAAAGCACTCTATCCTATCCTTACGGAATCAACAAAATGCCCTACATCTCTAAATCACTGGAATGTGATTTTCCTCTTTTCAGTTGTTTTCTCTCCGCCTCTTCTCTTTGAATCTTTGCTACATTCAGTGCAAGTTTTTCTCTGATAGATGGCTTCACTTCTTTTTTGATTTCCTCCACAACCGCTTTTTTCTTTTCCGGCTGTTTCAACTGGCTGGTAATCCTTATGACTATCTTCTCCATCGCAGTTTCAATTTTCTGTATCAAACCATCCAATCTTTTTATTGCGTATTCCTTTTCTCTTCGGGAAGCTTTATGCTTCGGATCTTGAATCCACTTTTTTGAATCTTCCACCAGACGGATATCATCTCTTCTGGTAGCCAGCATTGCTTCTTTTGCTACTTTCTCCACTGCCTTGTCATATGCTTCACTGGAGACTTCATCAAGCAAAGTTTCTACATCTTCAATACGAACTGTAAGCTGTTGCAACTCCTGTTTCTGTTCTTCAATCCGATCACCTTGTTTAAATATCCGATCAGAATTATTTGCAAATTCTTTGTCCTGCTGTTTTATTTTTTCTTCCTGTGACTGGATAATTTCTTCGTTTGCATTTACACGACTTGATTGTTTTGCAAGTTCCAGACGATTTTCATTTACCTTATCTATCTGCATAAGGATTGTTTCCTGTCGGTCTGCAATCTCTTTTTTCTGCTTCATACGGATATAATCCTGTTTCTCCAGATACTGTCGTCCACCATAAGCTGGTTCTTCATCAAGTTCCAATCCATGTCGTTTACAGATATCCAGAAACATCGCCCGGCAGGCAGAATCAAAAACGACCTTACGGTTATTTGTCTTTGACCTCTTCTTTTCTGGATTTGGAAGTTCAAAGCCAAGTTCTTCCAGTGCTGCTTCCTGTTTTGGCTCAATCTCTCCATATCGGTTTGTAGCATCAAATACATGACGCTCATGGATATGAGGAGTTGATTCGTCCATATGCAGTGACCAGTCAATGATATGAACATTAGAGCCAAACCGCTCATCAAATTCTTTTTTAAATTCATCAAAAACCCTGATCAGTGTCTCTACAGAAGCATGTTCATCTATCGTCCCCAGCTGATAGATACTTTCTTCAGGGCAGGTCTTTTTATTTTTCAAAATCTCTTCCACACCTTTGCATCTGTCTGGGTGTCGAGCTTTCTCATGTCGCTTATTTTGGTTAATCACATAGTCACTGTAATGCTCCGAATAGTAAGCCATTTCAATCTGGCTAAAAGAAAAATTATCCTCTTTTCCCCGGTCTTCCATTGTGGTATATCCCTGATAGCAGTCCCAGTAAATGTTTTGGCGAACTCTTTCATTGTCGATATGCTCACTGTGTTCTGGATCAAATCTCCGATCATTGTGAAGCGGATTATAAACTCCATCTTTTCCAGATCGTCCGTTATGCCTTGTTCCTTTCAATTCACATTTCCCCTTTCTTTCAAGTTTTTCCCCGAAGGGAATTGCAGCGAAGCTGCTAAAAGTCTCTGTCTCCGTTACAGATAGTACCCAGTACTAAGTGGCGAAACGCCTCTTAACTGGGCAATGGCTGCCGCCCTTAACCTGCTAAGGGCTTTGCCCCTTAACCCCAGCAAGGTGCTGCCACCCTTTGCAATTCTGCCCCAAAGGACTTCCAGCCCTCTGTACTCCCGGCAGACAAAACATAACTCCTGCCGCTGTCCCTTCAGCAAGATTTTCTGTTCCGTCTGTTTTTCAAAAATCCTCTATATCGGATTTTGTGAAAATAAAAAAGCCGACGCAATTTCAACTTTTACAAAAGTCCAAATACATCGGCTCAATCCTTTGACCTGATCGGTCATTATTCATTTTTTCTGACTGGCTCATACAGTCCATTTTTAATAATGAGCAAAACAAAAGGCACTAACTTTTTACGGTTAATGCCCTCTGGGTTAATCATTATATGAATCTAATCTGTAAGTTTAAATTTATATATCTTTTTCCATTTTCCATATACAATGTTGCAAACCCATGCTTTCCTGTAGACCCTCTTTCAAACTTTGTATTATTTAAAAGATATTTTTCAAAAGCATCTCTGTTGTAAATATGATATGCAAGTACTTCACCATTATCTTTTACAATAACGTATCCGCCATTAGCTTCATCGTGTCCGTCCCATTCTTTTGACGGCATCATTCCTAAAGCAATCGAGCATAAAAATTTCTTAAATTTGTAAGCATAAATTCCTTTTCTTGGATATCCCAAAGGATTTTGTTCTTCAATGATTCGGATTAACTTATCACTATCAGTTGCTTGATTTTGATAATACAGCAATAACAAGTGTGCTATGATTTCTTCCATGTAGGTATCAATCAGCATCAAATTTCCTGAAAAAACTTTATTCTTCATATGACTGTATTTCATAGTTCCATTTTCAGTTATCATCTGTATTCTATCGAGAATTTTTGTTTTACTATCTATTGCATTAATCTGTTCAGCCAATTCATCCGATATGCCTGAAACTTCATAAACAAAATTTGTAGCACCTGATGCGTTCAGTAATGTAGGCGCACTTCCTAATTCTGATTTAATACTAAATCCACATATCGGCTCATATCCAGTGTTGATATCATGAATTTGCATCGTTATATCTGTCTTATCCGTTGACGGGGCAGATATTTTTGTACATGCTAATTCATTCATAATTGTATCCGACCCTGGAATCTCAAAAGCACGACTTCCACCTTCTACTATTTTTTCATACAGGTATGCTGCTCTTTTTGCCATCTCCTTTTGAGTAATTGATCTTATAATTTCTGCATTCCAGTGTATCTCAATTCCTTGCTCTTCTGAAACAATCACATACTCTAAATGTTTGTTTTCATCTTCCTGTCTTATAATTTTTAAAATGGGATAATACACATCCTTGATTTTTTGTAGTTTTTCATCAGCAGCATACAATTCGCCCGTTGACAATAACTTCAGAAGCACATACAGTTCACTCCACTCACCTTTATTGCCCGACAGTTTCATGTTTCTCCTCCTCACTTTCGTCCAAAACTTCTTTTATCTTTTGAGCAATTGCCTCTATGACATTAACAGTCACACTATTTCCAAATTGCTTATACATATGTGTATCAGCAAGATCCCATTTAAAATCATCAGGAAATCCTTGCAACCGTGCCCACTCTCTTGGTGTCATTTTACGAATATCTTCTGTGTTTATATGTCCTTTTATATGCGTTGTTGGTATCATGGAATGTTCCCTGTGATCTATCAAAAGATTTCCTTCTCTTCCCATACCACCACACACTATTGTTCCGGCAATTCCATCGAGTTCCCTGATAACATATCCAAATCCATGTCCAGCAGCTTCATGTCTAGCTTTATGGGCTCTAAGAGTATTTACATACACATCTGATAAATAATATTTTGAAGGTATTGGTGCATCATCTAATATATCTCTAATGCTAACATCTTTTTTATCTCCTTCGGGAAAGAGAAATTCTTTTGGCGCAATATCATTTCTAAAACATACTAAATAAATTCTTTCTCTGTTTTGTGGAACACCAAAATCCTTACTGTTCAAAATCTGATGAAAAACCGTATATCCAATTTCTTCAAATGCTCCTTTTATTACTTTAAATGTTCTCCCTCTATCATGGATAGTAAGACCTTTAACATTTTCGCAAAAGATTACTTTTGGTTTATGGTAATCGCAAATACGTACTACATCTTGGAATAAAGTTCCTCTACAACGTCCTTTATAATCATCTTCGAACCCGCCATGTTTTCCAGCCATAGAGAATGCCTGGCATGGAAAACCTGCAAGACATATATCAAATTCTGGGATATCTTTTTCATCAATTTGTGTAATGTCTCCTGCAATTTCTGCTCCAGGATAATTAAGTTTATATGTTCTCTGTGCTGGTTCATCCCATTCCGATACAAATGTGGTTTCTATATCGTCTTTAAACGCATTATCAAATCCTCTACGGATACCTCCAATGCCTGCAAATAAATCTATAGATTTATGCATTCTATAATTCCTCCTCAAGTTCCATTCTATCTAGCTTATTTTCAAATATCGTTTCTTCAATAACTTGAATGCATATTTCAGGGTGTTTTTTTATTTCTTTTCCCCAAAATCTAATAACCGTCCAGTTCAAATACAGCAATTCTTTATTGACAATATCATCTCTCTCAATATTTTTGCTTATCTTATTAATCCAAAAATCCGCATTTTTCCCTTTTTCTAATTGAGGTTTAAGAACTTCCCAATCTTTACCGTGGAAAAACTCACTATCGCAAAAAATTGCAATCCGATATTTCGTTAAAACTATATCTGGACACCCTGGTAAAGCCTTATAATTTTTTCTATATCCATATCCTTTATCACGTAGTGCTTTACGCAAAATACGTTCTATTTCCGTATCTTTGGACTTTATGCTTTTCATATTTTTATGCCTTTGTTCAGGTGTCAAACGATCCATTTTAATTCCTTCTATCGCTAAATATTACCTTGTTCCAATTTTTCGAGCATTCGTTGTTTTCTTGTATATTCTTCAAAGTACTCGAGTAAGGCTCTTTCTACTGCAACTGTTTTAGTTTGCCCAGCCTTATCACAAAATTGGCTAAGTTGTTCATATATTTCTGAATCGATACATACGTTTAAGTATGTTCCATTTTTCTTTTGTCTTGCCATTTTATCTCCCTTCCGTCTAAGCTATAAACAGCTACATTATACTACTTAAAGCTACCGTTTTCAACCCATTAAACAGAATGTATGTTTGTTTTTAGTTGTTCAAGCCCCCACTTATTCAATCAATGCATCCAGCATGACTTGAATTACTTCTTTCAACATCAATCCATCTCTTAATCCCATACGGTAATAGAATTCATTCAGATCACTGCATTTATTTGATGTTTCAGTCATGTAATCAAATAAAATTGTTCTCTGTTTGTCTGAAAGTTTTTGAAACATCTTTTGCAATTTCATTTCCAATTTTTCGTTGAATGGATCATATTGCTGTCCGTCTTTTTCTTGATAGACCTGCTCCATTCTCTCTCCGATAAGATCATTCATAAATTCTTCCATTTTTCCTGTTAATTCCATCTTTTTAATCTCCCATCAGTCTAATTTTGATTGCTTCCAGCCACACCACAATCCAGCCTGCGAGGATAGGCAAAACATACAGTATAAAGCCCATTGCAAGCATTCTGAATGCCTCTGTGCCTGTTTCCTGTCCGAATCCATACCCCAATACAGCTGTGATACAGATGATTCCCGACAGGGTATGAAATACCGTTGCAGACAGCCATGTGATGAACATAACCACCAGCTGTATGATTGTCAGGCATATACGCACCGGCAATAACAAAATTTTTATAATAATTCTTACAACTGCCATGACTGTCCGCCCCTTTCACTGTTTTAAATATCTACGGTAATTATCCAGAACAGAATCCGTAACACCATTTTTATATACTTTACGGATATCTGCGATTTTTTCATGTTTCAGCAGTTTCAGCCAGTCCAACAGGTCTTTTCTGCTGTTTGCGAAATTACAGCATCTTCCATCTGCATATTCAATCCTGTATCTCATAAGCCCCTCCTACACGTACACCATTTCAGTCAGTATCATTTCATCTACCCGGCTTCTTACATTATTTGCCTGGCGAACCCATTCCATTTGATTTCTGACTTTCAATTCTTCTGTAATGTCTTCCTGTTTCATTATCTGCTCCATAAGTAAATCTCTACGTTGTACGCATTGCTCATTTACATCTGCAAGATGCGTCCAGAGTTTTCCACTGAGTGACAAGTAAGAATACAGTCCACTCTTGTAATCTCTCAGATAGTTTCTGCGGAGACTTCCATAAAATCCAATATCACGTGTCTCTTCTGGTACTGCAATTAACGGTAAATAAATCTCTCCAACAAGGATATAATCCAGTCCATTCTCTGTATCATGAATCAATGGTGCTAATTTTTTCATATTCGATAACCTCTCTGCTTGTTTTCTTCCTGTCCTTGTGGTACGATCAAGCCGAAGCGGTGACAGGTAATTCCTGCTCCGGTTCGAGTTCAGTTGGCTCTGGTTCTATTTGGTAGGTAGGCTCCAGAGCCTTCTTTTTTTGCTTGTTTCTCCATTTCTGTGTACTGGCAGTAGCTTTCTTTCTGTTTTCCAGAATCTTTTCATACTCCTTCATAGCCTTCGGATCACCAGCCTGTGCAGCCTTTTCAATCTCTTTTGCTTTTTTCTGCTGTTTCTGATAACTCCGTTTTCGGCTTGCCCGGTCTCTTTCCCGTCTTGCCCTCTCCTTATCCAGAATTGCTTCATACTGCCTGATTGCTTCTTCATCGCCACCTTCCGCAGCTGCTTTGATTCTGGCACGTTCTTCTTTACGCTTCTGTGAACACTTCCTAGCAGCTATCCTCTGTCTTTCTCTTTTGGCTTCTGCTTTACGCTGTTCTTCTTCCTGTCGGGCTTTTCTTTCCGCCTTCAGTTCTTCTTCCGAAAAAGGAACTGCAAACTGTCCGATAAAATTGAAGTAAATATCTATCCGCTGTGTCCGATCAAGACCCTTTCCTACCGCTTCATGAACCATAATTTTATCTACAAACTCATTTAGCATTCTTGTGGTAATTTCCTCAAAGTCCTGATATTTCTTTACAAGCCGGACAAACCGATCTCCACCATCTTCCGATTTTTGATTCTGACCGAGTTCTTGTTCCAGTTCTGCCACCTTTGCTTCCAGTTCCTGTTGTTCATCATCATATTCTTTCATCATGCGATTAAAATGCCTGTCTGGGATTTTCCCCAGTACATTTCCTTCATACAGGTTCTTTATCAAAGTATCTAACTCCTGAATCCTGTTCTTAGCTGATTCGACCTCTTTTTGTGATTCTTGCAGGAACTTTTCACTGTAAGTTTCTTTCAGCTGTCCCACCTGTTCCAGAAATTCTTTTTGATTCGTCAGAACAAATCTGGCAACTCTGCGGATAGAATCATCAACAAGCTGATCCAGTGCCGATGACGTAATAAAATGGAATGTACACTCTTTATATTTGTTTCCATATGCCGAGCATGAAAAACTACTGTCTGAATCATAGCGTTTCCCATCTTTTCTCTTTTGTGCTTCTGGGCTTCTGTAAGACATTCTGCTGCCACAGTCTGCACAATAGACAAGCCCTGATAACCTGTGTTTGTACGTGCCATTTGCCACACGCTTTGTCACTCTTTTTCTAAACTTTTGTGCCTGATTCCAAGTATCTTCATCAATAATCGCTTCATGTGTATTTTCAAAGATAATCAATTCCTCTGGTCTGGCTTTTCTTCGTTTCTTTGTTTTGAAGTTATCACAGATTGTTTTTCCAAGAATCGTATGCCCCATATATTCCCGCTTATCAAGAATCCCGCTGACTGCGGTAGCATTCCAGATATAAGGATCATGGTAACTGTGATTCCTACTCACTTCGCCTTCCTCATGCCGTTCCAGATATGCCGAAGGAATTAAGATATGCTCTTTTGTGAGAATATCTGCTACCTGTGCCGGACCATTTCCTTCGATTGCAAGCTGATATATTTTTCTTACAACTTTTGCTGCTTCTTCATCGACCAGCAAATGGTTTTTATCTTCTGGATCATGCTTATACCCATAAGGAATTGCACCACTGCATCTCTTGCCAGATTTCATTCTGGATTGAAAAATAGCTTTGATTTTCTTGCTTGTGTCCTTTGCATACCATTCATTCATGATATTCAGAAATGGTGTAAAATCATTATCCGTTGGTGTTGCACTGTCAATACTGTTGTTGATTGCAATGAAACGGACATCTTTCTCTGGAAACAGTATTTCTGTATAATATCCGACTTTCAGATAATTTCTTCCCAGTCGGCTCATATCCTTTACACAAATGGTATCAATCAGTCCTGCTTCCACATCAGCAATCATTTTCTGAAATCCAGGACGGTTAAAGGTAACTCCGCTGAATCCATCATCTGTATAGTGCCGGATATTCGTCAGTCCCTTTGCCTGTGCATATTCTTCCAGATAATTCTTCTGATTCGTGATACTGTTTGATTCCCCTTGCAGTTCATCGTCCTTTGACAATCTCTCATAGAGAGCTGTTAGCTTGTTATTTCGCTGTGCCACGCTTTCCACCTCCTTCCTGCGAAAATGTCTGCAAATACAGACAAATAAGCGTTTCTTCGCAACTTCTGTTTATGAAGCAACGTTTGTTTCTCTGTACTTTATATATTAAACCCTTCGGGTCGGTGACAACGTATGAACTGTGCATCTGCATCAGGTTTGGCTTCACGAAAAAGCGTGTCTTGCCTGAGCCGGAACCGCCGATGACAAGGATATTTTTGTTGCGGGCGTATTTCGGCTGCTTCGGGCGGCTGTTCATGGTCAGGAACTCCGTCTGCGTCAAGATGACGTTGTTCGAGAACTCCGGATCCGTGTACGGCTTGATGTCCTCCGGCTTGCCCCAGCGGGCAGAGCCGTACTCTTCGCCCTGCCGGAACTTCTTGCGGTTCTTACCCTTGACATAGACCGCCAGCTTGAGCAGCGCACCGGCAATCACACCGATGAGCAGATCAACGGGATGAAAGCTGGGCAGCGGATTTGCGAAGGCAGTGCCGAACACGGCAAAGCCGTTTGTCAGCTTGTCGATGAACTCCGTGCCGGGAGCGAGACGAAACACGGCGGCGATCTTATCCGCAAAGTAGAAGGCGAAGACATACGGTAGGTTCAGAAGAACGAGCTTCTTCACATCGGGTTTGTTCACAGCTCCACACCCCG